GTTCGACATGGGCGAGAGACGACCTAGCTTACATTCACCGACAGCTCCATCGATCTGGACTACACTAGTACCACAAAACTATCTACCACGAAAAAGAGCGCTACGAACTTCCTTCAGATGGTGTTTCCTCAGTTGGTTTCTCTTCTTGCAATATTTAACAGTGTGCGTTACACCAGGTTGGGCTGCGTTACTCATTCGGCATCGGACAGATGCACCTTCACGATCGGTATAGCAATCAACTCCACTTTTCAGCGGTTGGCCTATACTCATCGTACGTTTGCGGGTGCTTATTTTATCAAAAGGCTCACAATCTGAGCTGATGTTTTTATGGTTAAATTTCTAACCCTAGAGTGCGGCTTTGCTACTAATTCCGCAATACCAATGACGTTTACGCCGCCACTCTTGTACATTTAACACTACACGATCTTAAGTACAACCGTTTCGTGCTCCTTTTAAAACCCTAAATAGGGTGGGTGACTTAGCCTGTTGTGACAGGTACCAATATTGGCTCGTTCTTACAATTAAGGACCCCTTTGTTCCGTTTAGAATATCAATTGGTCGCCACTCGTATCTCTGTCGAATATACTCATGACTCGGGGAGACCATTCATCCCCTAATACCATTCCTTTAAGATCTTCTTCATATGACAATTGATCAGTATCTGTCCACAAGTATTGGTTGTAAACTTCAAAACTCGTTTCTGGTACCGAAAAATATTCTTCCTTTACTGTCATTTTATGATCCTCTTTAGAAAACCAAGATTTATAATAATGTTCTGTGTGACCCGTCGTCAACTCCAACACTCTTTCCACTAAACGTGCTAATATCGGTATAAAATTTACTTGCTTACGCAGACCTAGAGCAACACCCTTCATCAGAGACTCTCGGGTGACATTCTTTGGTGGATCTGCGATATAACCAAATTTAGCTAAAACTTTCCCAGGCTTAGGCCCAAAACAGGGGCCACTGGTAGTCGAGTAAATGCGACTAGAGCAGAATTCGAGGTCATATATTTCCCTTCTATACAATGCTTCACTTTCGAAGCCGAATTCCGCCATACCTCTAACCCAATCAATTTTCTTAGGGTTGGCATGTGCCATTGCGTTATCATCTCCCTGCACCAACATTTTCAATTCTTGTTGCATTGTTTCCAATGTGCAGGCTGTTTCTTTGCAATAGAGATATGAGTGCATGATTCCGTTAAGGACTGAATTGA